GACCGCTTGCGCATCATTTTACCAATCGAGAGTTGAAACCAGATGTTTAGGTCCGGCTCTATCGCGATTGAACGATGCGTCTTGGCGTTCTTGGGTACAAAGGTCACCTGATTCCCACTGACGATGGACAGCCGAGTTGCTGCATCGAACCACAGTGGATAGGCCTCGGTTAGAAGGTCTCGAATCAGTTCATGGAGTGGAAAAGTAATCTCGACTGAACGTCGAAATTTCTCTTCAGCGCTCGTATCTCCTTTAACAGAGGTACTCGCGCCGGGGCCCCATGCCCCCTTGTCAAACCACTCGTTCGGATCGAAGTCTCCTAGTACCTTAGAGATTTTATGCGCAGCAGTTGAAATTACTGCTGCACACTCACCCATATAACCGGGTTGAGATCCAAGGGTTCGCAGACGATGATTCGTTTCACGACAGCTCTTTTCAGCGGCCTCAAACTTTTCGGTCGCAACCTTTTCAGGGTCACTAGCTAAAGTCAGAAACTTGGCCTTGGAGAGCAGATTACTCATTAAGTAATCGTCGCGAAATTTAAAAGGACAATCAAAGTCCTCTGGCGGCGACGTCAGTTCGAGCAGCTGGGCGTGTTCCTTTTCACGGAACATCAGCCAGACAGCAAGAGACCGAGGTGTGTCGATAGCCTCGAGCAATTTGTGAAGAGAGCGAACCGAGATATCGGCCCGCACACTAGAAGTCGTGTAACTTGACTTCTTGGCGCTCTTACCAGAGCGCCATTGTCTTTTCCGCATAGTCTCTTTCTTTGCTTAACAAAAGAAGAAGAATTCAATCAATCTCTATCGCTACCAGAGTCCCCAGGCACGCTGCAGGGGACTCCGACGGAACAATCGGCTATTTAATACACCGATTCGAGATTCTGGACGCAAGTGTCAATGACACCGCCTGCGGCCAGCGAGTTACGAGCTAGCGTGACCAGATCCTTACGGTTCTGAGCAGTAGATCGCTCCGGATTGACAAACTCGATGGTCACAAAGTTGTCGTACGCCTTGGTAGGCGCCGGCTGAATGCCCGTCGAGGTTGATGGGGACGTAACTTCCAGGATAGGAAGTGTCAGTCGGACAGTGTGCTTGAAATTGCGGTTACCCTTCACAGGGCGACGCATCCCAATACTCAGCCCGTCATAGCCAATCGGAATCCCGGTCACCCGGTTTTCGTAACTGGCCACATAGTTGGGGTCGATTCCAACGGGGGCAAACACACGAGTTGCGGGGGTCGGTTGACCGTCCACGAGAGAAATACTGGCGATAGCCGGCATTTAGAACATCTTTCTAAGAAATGATGAAATACGAGGAAGAGGCAAAATTACCTCTTCCAAGCTTGACGCAGCAAAGATACTGCAGTCGCCACGTGTGAAACGGACAACGGGTCTTTTAACACAGGTAAGTAAGCTATGGGCCACGTATTTAGCG